ATATTTGTGCAGATTTATCCTTTAAAAGCAAAGGTGATGGTGGTAAAGATTTTAAAATACCTTTAGCTATAGATGGTCATATTGAAAAAATCCCTGTAGATGTAAAAACTTCGTCAAGAGGCGATACGCTATTAGTGGAGCAAGGTACTGTTAAAGCAAACACTATATACGTTTTAATACATTACGATAAAAATATTGAAGAATGTAAAATAGTAGGATGGCAGTGGGGTCTATATCTTTTGCGGCAAAAGGCAAAACGGTGGCCTTTAGAAGTAATTAATCATGCTGTAGATAAAAACGACCTGCGAAACATAGATGAGTTGCTTGTGAGGCTTGTTAAGTAATGCCTACAATGATGATACCGCCAAAACTATTACCAATGGTAGAAACGCCTAAAAGGTTTAAGGTGGCGATAGGCGGTAGAGGTAGTGGTAAATCTATGACCTTTGCTGATTGTTGTTTAATGGCAGCACAGACACAAGGTATAAAAACAGCGTGTTTTAGAGAATTTCAATCCTCTATTGACGATAGCGTTTTAGCTATACTTGCAGATGAAATAGACAGATTAAATTTGCAAGGTTTCGAAATATTCAATAATCAAATACTTTATGAAGGTGAGCCAGCTTTTAAATTTCGTGGGTTAGCTCGTAATACAGATGGTGTTAAATCCATGCACGGCTTTCAGCGTTTCTGGGTGGAGGAAAGTCAAACGATAAGTTTTACAAGTTTAAAAGCATTAACGCCTACATTACGAATAGCCGACTCAGAAATATGGTTTTCAGGGAATCCACGGTCAAGTGTTGACCCTTTTAGTCAAAGATTTATAAAACCCTATGAAAAAGAATTGAGACGAAATGGTTATTATGAGGATGATTTACATTTAATTGTCTGGATTAATCACGATGATAATGAGTTATTTCCAGAGGTATTAGAGCAAGAAAGAATACATGATAAAAAAACCATGCCAACGGCATTATACAGGCATATATGGGAAGGTGAGTACTATGACGAGGTAGATGACACCATTATTCCTGTCGATTGGTTTGATAACGCAATTGATGCGCATGAAAAGCTAGGTATAAAACAAGAAGGTGCAATTATAGCCAGCCATGACCCTAGTGATGAAGGTGGAGACAGTAAAGGCTTTGCCGTAAGACATGGTAACGTTATATTAGATGTATCAGAAAAAGTAACAGGTGATGCAGCAGAAGGTATGGATTGGGCTATAGATAAAGCAATAGAAGCAAATGCGGATTATTTTGTATGGGATGCAGATGGATTAGGAGTTAGTTTAAAACGTCAAGTTGATAATGCTTTAACCGATAAAAAAATAGAATATGTCATGTTTAAAGGCTCAGAGAGTGTAGAAGAAGCCGAAAAACCTTACACAGCTGGCGGTAAAACTAAAAACAAAACTAACAAAGAAACCTTTTTCAACAAACGAGCACAATACTGGTGGCGGTTAAGAGATAGGTTTGAAGCAACTAATCGAGCAATAAAAGGTGAATATATAGACCCTGACGAGTTAATTTCTTTATCAAGTAAAATAGAAAATATAGACCAATTACGTGCAGAAGTGTGTAGAATTCCATTAAAACGTAATAACATGGGCAAAATACAAATCATGTCTAAAATAGATATGGCAAGAAAGCCTTACGAATTACCTTCGCCAAATATGGGCGATTCTTTAATGATGGCTATGTACAGACCTAACCTTGTTAAACGTCAATCAGTAAAACTCAACTACTCAGGTTGGAGTAACGCATGAAAGAGTACAAATATACTGGCATCTATTCTGACCATAAAAAAGTGTTGGATAAATTAAGTGATGCACAAGAAGCGGAAAAAGATTTACGAGAACAAGCTAGGGAAGCGCACTTATTCGTAGATAAAAGGGATGGGCAATGGGAGCCGGAAAGATTAAACGCAAATGCAAATGGTGATAAGCCTAGATATACGTTTGATATGTGTAACCCTATCGTCGACCAAGTAGTATCAGAAATAGAGCAAGCAGATTTTGATATACAGGTAAATCCAGCAGGCGGTGACGGCACTACAGCTATTGCAGCTACCTATGACGGTATTATAAGAAATATCGAGGTAATGAGTAATAGTAAGCATATTTATAGCCAATCGGCTAGAGGTATGGTTATCAGTGGTATTGACGGATGGCGTGTAGTACAAAAATACGCTAGCGATGACACATTTGACCAAGATTTAGCAATAGAAAAAATACACAACTTTGTAGACAGGGTTTGGTTTGACCCTAGTGCACAAGAGCAAGATAAATCAGATGCAAAGTGCTGTTTCGTATTGCATCCAATAAGCAGAGAAGAATATAAATCACGATGGAAAGAAGGCAGTGAGGAAGGTGTTAGTGAGGGTCGTGACGGTGATGCGTATTACGATAAAGCAGAGACAATAGTTGTAGGTGAATTGCTTTATGTTGAGGAACGGCCTAGGGAATTAGTTTTATTGAGTAACGGACAAGTGCATGTAGCCGAAGAATATGAGCCTTTAAAAGAAGAAATGGAGGCTATGGGTGTTACTGAGGAAAAACGCAGAACACGCCAAGAATCCTATGTGTGTAGTCGTTTTTTTGATAATAAAGATTGGTTAGAAGAAAAGCGAGAAACTGTTTTTAGCAACATACCGATTGTACCAATTTACGGAAATTACAAGGTTTACGAGGACAAGCCTATCTATTGGGGTGTCGTAGAAAAGTTATTCGATACGCAACGTGTATTAAATTACAGCATTTCAAGACAGATAGAGGAGGGTGCGCTAGCGCCAAGAGCAAAATACTTTATGACTCCAACGCAAGCAGCTGGTCATGAAGATACATTACAAACCTTAAATACTAATAATCACCCTGTACAGTTTTATAACGCAGACCCAGAAGCACCAGTACCTACACAGCAAGGTGGTGCACAGATTAATGCTGGATTAACGCAAATAAGTGAAAGTATGCGAACAATGATGAGTTATACATCTGGTATGTTTGCAGCAAATATGGGGGATAACCCTAGGGCGCAGTCAGGCGTTGCTATAGAGACATTACAAAACAAGGGCGATAACTCTACAGTCAAATATTTTTCAGCCTTAAAATACGCCATAGCAGCTACAGGGCGCATATTGATAAAAGCTATACCGAAGATATATGACACAAGGCGCACTGTTAGAATTTTAAAAGAAGATAAAACCTATGATTATGCAGATATCAATGGCGAAATTATTATTGATGCTGAAACTAATCAGCCTATGCGGTTAAATGATTTATCAAGAGGTTCTTACGATATACAGGTTAACGCAGGTCCTAGCTTTCAAAACAGACAAGCAGAAACTCGAGAGGCTATAACAGCACTAGCGCAAATAGACCCTACAATAATTGATTTAGCTGGCGATATTCTTTTAGACAATATTGAAACGGCTGGCGCTAAACAAATATCAGACAGAAAACGTCAGCAAATGGTTAACGCTGGATTAATACCACAAAACCAGTTAACTAATGAAGAAATGACAATGATGCAACAGGCGGCAATGCAAGAACCACCGCCAGACCCTGCATTATTACTAGCACAGGCGGAAATGACAAAAGCCGATGCGGAATTAATGAAAGCACAAACAGATGTAACGCAAGCACAAAACGCTATGTTTAAACTGCAAATAGAAGCAGAAAAAACTAATAATCAAGCATTGAAGGACCAAGCAGCAAATGCGGTAGATGTATTTAGAGCACAAACGGATAGATTTAAAGTACAAACAGACGCACAAGAAGTCGGTGCTAAACTCAACGAAAGTGCAGGAAAACAGTTAGGGCAACAGCTGGATAACATTAATAAAGAATTAGATAATGAACATAAGGAAATGGAAAATTATGAAAAATTTGAGCAAATTACAAATCCTGCACCAGATACATTAATTGCTATTACAGAAGTATCTGACAACATGGTTAATAAACCTACTGGTAAATCAGCATTAAATAAAATGGTAGATGTAGGACAATCAGCTATGAGGAGAATGACAGATGCGTAAGAAAAAAATTAAAAAACCTTATAAATAAAAGAATTTGTGGTATATTCCGCAATTAGGTACTAGACCGAAATCTAGGAATTACTCATAACGAGGCGCACAGATGCAAACAGATTCAGATGTCGATGAGGCTGAAATAACGCTTGAAGATAATGAGACTGAACAAAGTCAAAATATTGACGAAACTACAGAAGTAGATAGTCAAGAAAATGACGAGTCGGATTCATCACCGAATGAAGAAAAAGTAGTATTTAGCGAGGCACAGCAAAGAGTCCTTGATAAACAAATTGGCAAGAAGGTTGGAAAGTTACGAGAGGTAGAACGTGATAACCAAACTTTACGTCAAAGGCTACAGGATGTAGAGGCTCAGCTAAATAAGCCTGTTGATGTAGAAGTGCCGCCTATGCCTGATGCGTTTAGCATGACAGACGCAGAGTATAAGGAAAAGGTAGCACAAAGAGACAAAGCAATAGTGGAGTCTGCGCTACAAAAAAAGGCTGCAGAAGCACAGGAAGAGGCTGCTGCGAAACAACGAGCCGACCGCATTGCAGAAGCACAGCAAGAAGCCGAAGCAAAGCGAAAAGTGTATGAAAACAGAGCTGCAGAATTAGGTGTAGCTCTACCAGAACTGCAACAGGCAGGCCAGACCCTATATAATGCAGGGCTTCATAATGAGGTCGCTGGTTATTTATTAGATGCCGATAATGGGCCTTTAATATCGCAATATTTAGGGCAAAATCCGTTAGAGCTTGATAATGTTTTACAAAAGCAAAATCAAAGTATAGCGGATGCAATTATTTATATGCACACAGAAATAAGGGCAAAATTGCAGAGCTTGGCTAAATCCAATGTTAATCAAGCACCAGACCCGATTGAGAAACCTGCTGTTAGTGGTAAGCAGAAGAAACAAGGAGGGCCACAAGGTGCTACATTTGAATAAAGGTGATTTAGCATGGCTAATAATTTATCCTCAAACGTCACTCGGAAGGTGGCTAGGGTATTTTTAGATGCGTTTGAAAGTAATCGCGTTCTAACTAAAACCGTAGACACACAACTGCTTAGTGGCAAATTCACACCCGCTAGTGGGTCTAATGTAGACTTCAAGCGACCTCACGATTACAACAGTATCCGAACCGCAGGCGGTGATATTTCGGCTTCTACGAAGTCAGACATCATTGCTGGTAAGGCCACTGGTACGGTACAGAACTACTTTACTGTAGCTACGTCATGGGGAAATGTTGAAGAAGCATTAGAACTAGACCAGTTAGAGCAGATACTTGCACCAATGGCTAGACGTATCGTCACAGACCTAGAGACTGACCTTGGCAGTTACATGATAAAAAACTGTAACTTGCATTACGGTACGCCCGGCACTGTAGTTGATGCATGGTCAGATGTTGCAGGTGCTGGTGCATTAATGGACTCTATTGGTGTACCTACAGATGGTGACCGTTTTTATGTAATGAACCCATTTACTACCGCTGGTTTGGCTAGCGCACAAAATGGTCTAAATGCATCAGACGGTCTTGTTAGAACAGCATGGGAAAAGGCGCAAATATCTAGTAATTTCGCTGGATTGTCTGCACTGACTTCCAATGGTCTAGCAGATTATACCTCTGGTACAGCAACAGACAGGGCTGGCACATTAAGTGGAGCTCCTGATGTAACTTATGTCACAGCTAAAGATACTATGACGCAAGTATTGCCAGTAACGGCATTTACAGCGTCAGCTACAGTTAAAGCTGGTGAAATCATACAGGTTACAGGGCGTAACAGACTTAATCTGTCAAGTCGTGGAGCTATCCTAGACGGTACAGCCTCTAACATATTGTTTGCAGGTACTGTTACTGAAGACGTCACACTAGACGGCTCTGGTGCAGGTAACCTAACAATAGCAGGTGCTGGTATCAATGAAACTAATGGACAATACAATACTACTGATACTGCTTTGCAGTCTGGTGATGTTGTAACGCTATTAGGTTCTGGTTCTACTCTTTATCAACCAAACTTGTTTTATCATAAGCAAGCCTTTGGTCTTGGTACTGTCAAGCTACCTAAGCTATATAGCACTGATACGATTGCTACTACCTCTGATGGTATGTCCATTCGAGTTAGTAAGTATTCTGACGGTGATGCAAATACTCAAAAGATTCGTTTTGACTTGTTGCCAGCTTACGCGACATTCAATCCGTTCTTTGCGGGTCAAGGCTTTGGTGTCTAATAGAATTGGGGGCGAAAGCCCCCATTCTTTTTCGAGGTTACTATGAAAATTTTTATCAAGCCGGATGGCACAGAAATAGAAGTTAGTGAGCAATCAGAAGCGTTCGCAAAAGAGTTAGGTTGGAAAGCGAAAGGCACAGCAAAGAAAAAAGCAGCCAAGAAAAAAGCAGCAGCAAAAAAGGCAAAATAAATGGCTACAGTTGCACAAGTAGGTAAAGCATCATTACAACGAATATTAGTGCAGGCGAGTGAGGCACAATTAGAGCCTGATGAATACGCTGATTTCATGTTTGCACTAAATAATTATATGAATGAGTTAAATGCTCAAGGAATTCAATTAGGCTTTACCGAAGTTAACGATTTAGGTGACGAAGTAACTATACCAGCAGGCGCATTACGCGGTGTTATAGCTAACATGGCTATCGAAGTAGCACCTGATTATGGTGGTGTAGTTACTGATGCATTAGCAAAAGCAGCAAAGGAAGGTCTGCAGACTATGCGCTTAATAGGACAAACAATGGGTAATAGTAAAATGCCATCGACCTTACCTATTGGAAGTGGAAACGAAAGTAACAACAGAGTTAGTGGTGTTTCAGGTCATTTTTACCCTGATAGTGAGGCAACAATACTTGCTGAAACCACAGGCTCTATAGCCCTAGAAACAGGTACAACATAGAGTAATAAAATATGGTCGATAATTCTAATGGTCGTAAAAAAAGTGCGTTTATCGCAAAAACAACTGTTACTGATGGTGCTTTTTTAGATTTTTTCGTTGCGAACACTAATTACAAAATATCGTATGCCAATTTTGTTTCTGGATTAGGTGTTACAGGCACAATTACGACATTAGGTGCAGCTAGTGGTACTCCTATACTCAATGTATCAGGGACTGTTAACCGCATAAGAAATATAGAAAATGGCTCAGGTATTACATCTAGTGTGTCGGCGTCAGAAGGTTGTGAAATCAAACATAACTTTTTGGCAGACGGTACAGGCCACGCCATATTTAAAAATACAACAGCGACACAGCCAACATTTGCATCTTTAGTCGCTGGAAGTGGTATTACATTAACTACAACCAGCAATTACATAACTATTGCTAAAACCGCCGAAACATTAATTGGTGGTATAGCAAGCCTACAAGGTAATTCGACCGCTACTACTATTGCAGGTGCTGGTACAGCAGTTTTAGTAGCAGGTACATGGACAGCAGAAAAAACATCAACGGTCACACCTTCTACTGCTGGTAGACTTACATATACAGGTGGCACAAATATAGATATAAATTTTGATGCAACGGTGTCAATAAAAACAGCATCAGCATCAGGACAGACAGTTTCAGTATATTTAGCGCGAAACGGTACAAAAATAGACGCATCAAGAGTTACAGTCGTTTTAGATAATACGGATAAAAATGTCGCTTTAACATGGACACATACAGCTGCAACTAATGATTATTTCGAGATATTTGTAGCGAACGATACAACTACTGATGATTTAGTAGTTACAAACGCTGTTTTTAAATCTAGTTAAGGTGCAATGTGGCAATAACTCAGCTACCTATAGCAAATGGTTTTTATGTTAGTGATTCGCTACCTATCTCTGCGCAAGAGTGTACTAATTTTTATCCTAATATCGTGCAAGTACCTGCACTTAACCAAGAAACTTTGATAGGTACAGCAGGTTTAAGTCAAGTAGCAACTACAGCGACACCCCTAGATACACAGCTAAATCGTGGCGCACACGAAATGAACGGTATACCGTATTTTGTTAACGGTACTAACCTTTACAAATTAACAGAATCGTCAGGCACATATTCAACTACAAACTTAGGGACTATTGCAGGTACTAGCAGAGTTTCTATGGCAGATAATGGCACACAGCTAATGGTTTTAGTGCCTAGCGGTAATGGATATATTTATAATCATGTTACAGATACGTTTGCACAAATAACGGATAGCGATTTTACTGCAAACGGTAACCCACAGCAGGTAGTTTTTATAGATGGGTATTTTTGTTTAACAACAGATACTAAAAAATTCATAGTTAGCTCGTTAAATGACGGATTAAATTATAACGCGCTTGATTTTGGTACAGCTGAGTCTGACCCTGATGAAATAGTTGCACCAGTAGTATTTAAAAATCAATTATTTATAGCTGGTAGTCAAACAATAGAGGCGTTTCAGAATATTGGTGGCGCTGATTTTCCATTCCAGCGTACTGGTTTGTTTTTTAGTAAGGGTATAGCAGCACCGTTTAGTGTAAAACAGATAGGCGATACATTTATATTTATAGGGTCTGGTGAAAATGAATCACCAGCAATATGGGCTTTAAATGGTAATCAATTAACTAAAGTAAGTACGACGGCGATAGATAATCTATTGCATGATTTAACTGAAACACAAGTACAAGCTATATATTCATGGTCGTATGCGCAAAAAGGGGCTTATTTTGTCGGATTTGCATTACCTTCCTCAACTTTGGTTTACGATACGATTACGCAAAGATGGCATGAAAGAAAATCAACAATCGCAGGTGTTGTAGGGGCGTATCGTGTTAACTCAATGGTACAGGCTTACAACCAAGTATTTTGCGGTGACATAGAAGATGGAAAAATAGGTAAATTAGACCCAAATGTCTATACAGAATATGGCAATACAATACAAAGGCGATTAGTAACACAGCCTTTTCACAACAATATGCAAAGTTTCTATGTCCCGTATTTAGAATTGACAACAGAATCAGGTGTCGGACTACAAAACGAGCCAGAGCCATTGATAGGTATGGAGCGTAGCGAAGATGGCATGACTTGGAGCCAAATGCGTTATAGAACACTAGGAAAAATCGGTGAACGTAATGCAAGAGCAATATGGCGAAGAAATGGCAGAGCAAGCAGGTTCGAAATGTTTAGATTTACACTTACAGACCCTGTAAAGCCAATTTT